TTCCACTGTCTGGATCACCGTATCGTGTTGGACAAAACTACCAAAATAACCGCCTGTTTCAGGATTGAATTCCTGCCAGTCAGTTCTCTCGTAGCCAGTCGCACGACACAAAGCTTTCCAAGAATAGTGCGGGTTATCAAGTTCTAACCCGTATAAGTCAGTCATAGAACTGAACATCTGTTCCACGTTGACGAACCAGTCAACCACGAACGAAAAGGGAAGCAGCTTCCAGGGCAGTGCTACGTCTAGAAGACCTAGCCTTACCGCTAAGAAGAGATTAGGGTTTGTGACCCTAACCCCGCTCCGAATCGTCACAAACAGCTTGCATGTAGCTTCACCTCGACTGACATAGCCAGGGCCAGAGGAAGGATAATAGTCACGCCAATAATCAAAGCTACTGGCCTTCACCTGTTTAGGGTGAGGGTCAGAAGTTAAGATTTCGGCGGAGGACTTAATATCCGACATCAAAGGCTTAAGGCCATACTCAAATTCGAGGATATTAGCTGACAGCGCTCTGCTGTGACTAACTCGAGAAGGCACGTTAGTCCTTAGATAACGTGCGGCGTCACCAAAACGCCCTTGACGCATGTTGCGAGTGAACTGCCAGAGCTGCCAAGCCCTGGAGTTGAACATCTCGCGCGCTTTGTTAAATTGCGCGAGATTCTCACCCCAACCTGCGCTATCCGAGATCTGACCCTGAAACTTCGCATAAGCGTGGTTGTAAGCGGCGTTGTAATGCCGATCAGCCTCACTCATGTTCAGAAACGACCACGATACCGCTTTTTCGCGAGTACTTTCGTACTCTCCACCATAAAGGCTTCGCCCCTTGCTCGATCTCCAACCAGCCGCACGTTCCATGCGGTAGGCAAGAGGGAGATTATAGGGTTTAGCTTGACGGTAGCGAACAGCATTGAGATTGTGGTACGGCCCTACTTCAGTGTAGGGAAAGGGTCCGGTCACGGGGTTCACTGAGTGCTCCTGATGATGGGGATTCCCCGCATCGCACGATCATGCCATCACGGCGTGACAGCTGGATCGTCCATGTTCGAGAACGTAGGACTTTCCATTCGAAGGACCCCCGCTTCCTCTAGGAAGTTGATAAACTCGACCAAACTATCCAAATCGAAGCTATATTCGTCTCCAAAACCAAGGGACCAATCCCCAGAATCGTCTTTCGACGCCTGGAAATCGCCATTGGTAAAGAGAACGGGGTAGTCTCCGAAAAGGTAAGAATGTTGAGCCATATCAATCCCTAAAGGTTGCGG